CTACATATGGACGGAACCCCAAAAACTAACCAACCACAAAACCTTAAGCAATATATTAAGTGGCTTAAGAAAGCAGTTGAGAAAGAGCACTTGTATGATAACCAAGAGTATGCTAAAATCAAGAAGGAGTTGTATCAAGCAAAACAACTTCGTAAACTAGTACACGCCAGAGAACGTTCACTTTATGGATTCGGATACATCGATGACAGTTTCACCAGTAAGATTGATCTCAGTGACTCCCGAAGCGGAGAAGATGATGGGTTACGTAGCGAGAGTATCGAACCCGAACAACCAGGAGAATCCGAAGGTAGCGGGACTCCTTAGTTATTGTATCAAGCACAACCACTGGTCTGTTTTTGAGCAAGCCTTCATGACCCTGGAAATCTCTACCACCAGGGCAATAGCAGCTCAAATTCTTCGTCACCGTTCGTTCACATATCAAGAGTTTTCTCAACGGTATGCTGATAGTTCTATGCTGGCAGATAAAATCCCTCTTCCAGATTTACGTCGTCAGGATAAAAAGAATCGTCAAAATTCTATTGATGATTTGGATGACTTTCATAAGCAAGAGTTTGAGATTGCTATTGAGAGGCATTTTGCTTCTGCTATGGATCTATACCAGACTATGCTTGATCATGGTGTGGCAAAGGAATGTGCTAGAATGGTACTACCTTTGGCAGTACCAACTAAAATCTATATGTCTGGATCAGTTCGTAGTTGGATTCACTATATAGATTTGAGGAGTGCTCATGGCACCCAGAAAGAACACATGATTATTGCTGAAGCATGTCGTGATGTTTTCAAAGAACAGTTTCCTGTTTGTGCTGAAGCAATGGAGTGGAATTAATGCCTACATATCCTGTTATAAATCAAAAGACTGGAGAAACACAGACACTCCACATGACCATGAAAGATTATTGTACCTGGAAGGATGAGAATCCTGACTGGGATAAAGATTGGTCCCAAGGTTGTGCTGGTGTCGGAGAGGTCGGAGACTGGCGTAACAAAATGAACAAGACTCATCCTGGATGGTCAGAACACATGAACAAAATGGCAAAAATGCCTGGATCTCAAGTACAATGGTAAAAATTTATGCCTAGAGGAAGAAACAAAGCTCCTGGAGCTAAGATGTCTGCCAAGCAGATGAAGAGAAAGAAACCAATTAATGAGGACTACCTCATTAATATTGAACCTCTTACTGATAATCAAACAGTGATGTTTGATGCTTATGAATCAGGTAAGAATCTGTTTGCTTACGGTTGTGCTGGCACAGGTAAAACATTTGTTGCTCTTCACTTAGCACTCAAAGATGTACTAAACGAGTATACTCCCTACGAAAAAGTATATATTGTTCGCTCTCTAGTATCTACAAGAGAGATTGGTTTCCTTCCTGGAACACATGAAGATAAAGCATCTCTTTACCAAATTCCTTATAAGAATATGGTAAAATATATGTTTGAGATGCCAGATGACAACTCATTCGAGATGTTATATGAAAACTTGAAGGCACAGGAAACTATTTCCTTCTGGTCTACATCATTCCTTCGTGGTACTACATTGGACAACTCCATTGTTATCATCGATGAGTGTCAGAACTTAAACTTCCACGAACTTGATAGTATTATCACCCGTTGTGGTAAAGATACTAAGATCATCTTCTGTGGTGATGCTCGACAGTCTGATCTCCAGAAGACTAACGAACGTACAGGTATCATTGACTTCATGAAGATCATTCAAAGTATGGAAGAAGACTTTACTATGATTGAATTTGGTATTGAAGACATCGTTCGTTCTGGTCTGGTTAAAAACTATCTCATTGCTAAACTTAACTTAGGATTCTAATGCTCTTTAATCATGTGGGGATTGATAGTCCTGTTGAGATGAATACCGTCACAATTAACGGAAAGAGATATTATGTTACCCCAGAAGGTAACAGGTATCCATCAATCACCACAGTGATTGGTAGCAATGCTAAGAAGCAAGCAGGTCTTGCTAAATGGAGAGCAAAAATTGGC